AGAATAAGGATATTTCGGGTAGTAGTAGTAGGTTCTTTTCATATAAAGAAAGAATAAGAGATAACGCTAATAAAAATAGAAAAAGCCCTATTGCAAATGAAGATATATATGTTTCAGACTTAATGAAGGCACCATTACATAAGTGGTTTTTACCGTATACAACTCAAGAATTATATCACTTACAATTAAAGAAACAACATTTATTAACTCCAGAAGAAAGTAGAAAGATAAATTTATTAGAAGCACAACATCAATATGCAAAATACTACATACATATAGATTTAGCAAAAGCAGATGCTGATGCAGGTCAAGATTGTGCAGGATTTGCAATGGCGCATTCCTATTTACTTAATCCAATAGATGAGGAATCAGATAGGGGTATATACTTAGATTTAGCAATACAGTTAAGAGTAAAGAATGGAGAATTAAATTTTGAAGGCATTAGAAAATTTATTTATAAATTACAAGACAAGGGCTTTGAAATAGGTAAGGTAACATTAGATGGATGGCAGAGTTTAGATTTTATGCAATTATTAAAGAGTAAGGGAATAGAAACGGAACTATTATCAATAGATAGAAATATGGAACCTTATAATACCTTAAAAGAACTTATATATACTAAGAAATTAGACTATTATGAATATATAATATTAATGAGGGAGCTTGAAGAACTTATTCAGGAGAAAGGTAAAGTAGACCATCCAGATATAAGTAATCGTAGAGCTAACGAAGAGGGAACAGATAAGGGAAGTAAAGACGTAGCTGATGCTGTTGCTGGAGCAACCTATACTGCTTTAAAAGATGCTCCAAACAAAAGTACTTGGTTTAGTGTATTTTAATAGGAGGAGAAAATGTATAAGATATATCGCAACTGTCCAAAATGTAAAGCTATGACAGCAAGAAAAGAAAAGGGTGTATTCACTTGTAGAAAATGTGGTACACAGTTTACAGTTTCAAAAGATTTTAAAGTGGAAATGAAAAAATAGGAGTATTCTATGGGCATACATATGAGGGGTAAAAGATTGAATGGTGGTAGTTCACCAAAGAAAGAACAACACTATAAAGCACACGCAGTTATAGCAGAGAAACATAAGATGGATGCTCTTGAAAGAAGAGTTCGTAAGATGAATAAGAGAGCAGAGAAGAAGAATTTATCTTATAGATATAAATTAAATGAGGTAGAGATTAAGGGCAAAACAATTCATAATATAATAAAGGTGAAGAAATGAATAATACAGAGTATAAAAAATTAGAACACTTCGTTAAGGTTTCTAACATTATAAAATATACACTGGGATTACCTCTATTAGTATTTAATACCTTAAGATTTTATAAAAGATTAATGGGTGCTTATTTGAGGTTGTATATGAATATAGTGGTTGACCCAGATAATATAAAGAATGAATTAGATTATATTGGAAGATTGAAGGGTCTTCATCTTCTATGGAAACCTAATAAATTAAAGATAAATCAATAATGTGTAAAATAACAAGAATACATAAACAGATAGTTGATAGACTACCTGAGAGATATAACATACCTATAAAGTTATATAAAACTATTACAGGTATGATAGTGAGTGAAGCAAGAGACCAGAGATGTAAATATAAGGAATTATGTAGTTATTATAATAGATATCTAAATAAAACAAAATATATGAAAACAAAATATTATAATAGTAAAGAAGATAAAATAGAAAAGGACTCATATAAAGATATAGTAGCTTTTGCGGGTAATCCAATAAAGATTGCTATTGATAATGTAGATAGAAGAGATGATTGTAGTATAGCATTCTTAATACTACACGAACTCAATCACGTAGTTAATAAAGAGAATAACGAAAAGAAATGTGATAGATTTGCTGCACGTTGGTGTAGAACACTCATAAATGAAAAAATAATTAGGAGGACACAATGAATTGGAAAGATTATCTTCACAAAAAAGATGACGAAGAAAAAAGGTATGTATTACCTAAAATAAAAACGGATAAGCAACTTCCACCTTCTGAAAGGATATCTAAAGCTTCGAGGGGTAATATTGATGAAGCTACTGCTTGGGGAATTACTACTAATGAAAAATATACTCCAAGAAATATAGATGTTGAAGGAGTTAGAGGTGTAGAAGAGGATGACCTTTGGGAAAAGTATCTTGCAAGTAGTTGGTTAAGAGCTTGTGTAGATAAAATAGTTAAGGAGACTGTTAAGTATCAAGTAGTTATACAACCAACTAATGAAGAAGATGGTGATAGCGCTCAAGTTAAGAAACATATGGAAGAAGTATATACTCTATTAGATAATCCAAATGAGAATATAGAATCCTTTGATGATATTAGGAGAAAGTTTCTTAGAGATATTTTAGTATATGATGCTGGTGCAGTAGAAGTAGTTTATAAAGGACAGACACCAGTAGAACTTTATGATTTAAAAGGAGCCAATGTCAGACTCAATCTTGATAAGCACGGAAACTTTAAATCAGGAGAGAAGGCAGCTTATAAATTAATTGACCCCCATCAGACTAATAAGGTTACAGCGGAGTTTGGTAAGTATGAAGTAATCTATATGGTAGCTAATCCAGTAGCCGGAAGTGCTTATGGATTAAGTCCAATAGAAACTTTGTGGAACGATATAAGTAATGAAATAGAAGCAGGTTTATTCAATCAAAAGATATTACATCATTCAGGTTTAATGAGTGGAGTTCTTTGTTTTCCAAATATGGGAGAGAAAGCTTTAAAGAGACATCAGAGATATTGGAAAGAAGAATTAAGAAGAAAAGGTCAGAAGTTAGTTGTTACTAATAATGCAGATGTTAAGTTTGTTAAGGTAAATGAAAATCAAAGAGATATGCAATTTTTAGAATATCAGAGATGGTTACTTAATAAAATAATGGCAGTATATGGAATGCAACCTTTAGTATTAGGTGTAGTAGATGCCACAACAGGAAAGTTAAATTCTGCTGAACAGAGAGAACAGTTTAAGTCAGATGCTATATTACCGTTACTTAAATTAGAGGCTCACAGATTTACCGATGTATTAATTAGACAAGGTTTTGGATACGAAGATATAGAATTTAGTCATATTGAACCAGAGAATGTAAATGAAGAGTTTGATTTAGAAAAAATGAAAACTGCTTGTGAGTATGGAGTAATAACTATTAATGAAGCACGAAGATTTATTAACTTATTACCATTAGAAGATGGTGGAGATGTTTTAGTTAGTGCTACTACTATTAAGAAAATTAAAGATGTAGTAGAAAAAGAAGAAAAGAAAAGTGAAATTGCTGCAGTAAGACAAAGAATACAAGAACTTTTATCTGCTGAAGAAACCGAATAATTGGAGCATACTTATAGTAATATAGGTATGAAAGATGAATGAAAAGAGCTTTAATAATACACCCAAATAATTTTTACAATATAGGTGATAGGATAACCTTTTTAGGAGCTAAAGCTTTACTCACTAAAGCGGTAGGTGACCCAAAGAAGTTAGACGTTGTTCAATTTGATATGAAAAGAGCTTTAGCTGAATTGGATACATATGTTTCTCAATACAATTGGGGGGATGTAGATATAATTGCATTAGCAGGGTCACCTTGGATATGGAATACTTGTGAACGAACACCTAAATATAAATTAATTTATGATGCTATAAAAAGATATCCAAATGCAAAGAAAATAGCTTTAGGAGTAGGAAGTTGTTTTAGTTATACTACCTACCATAATATAAGATATGGAAAAAATGACATCTACTTTTTTAATGCTCCAGAAAGAAAATTAATATTACATCAATTATATGATAAATTTGATTATATATTAGTTAGAGATAAATTTGCTCAGTGGTTATTAGAACAGTGTAATATAGATTCTAACTATACTTACGACACCAGTGCATATTCCTATAAGTATATACAAAGAAGGAATATACAGGGGAAGAAAAAGGTGTTGTTTTTTTATGACCCATCAAAGGGAGTTTCTAAACAAAGTTTAGGATGTGACGCTGATGAATATATTAGTTATCAAATAGATTGGGCAAAGAAAAATAAGGCCGATATTTATTGTAATTGTTGTGGGGGTAAATCTACTTTAGATAAAAGGGGAGTTAAAGGAACTTTTACAGTTGATTTAGATTTTATGTCTAAGAAATTTACAGAGTATGATGAAATGTTGACAGGTAGAATTCATATGGGTGTGTTAGGATTTATTTCTGGAATAAGAAATATCACAACCCTACCTGTAGATACCAGATTTATGACTACTCTTAAATTTGGAATGAAACCTAAGTTTATTGGTGATGAATGGAAATATGATAAAGAGGTAGTTGAAAAAAGAATTTGGAATGATATTTATAAGGAAGAGCAAAAGATTACAAATTCGTTGAGGAAAATAATTTATGAATAATGATGAGAAAAAATATTTAAAGAAAATATTAGATGATTATAAAATAAAAAAAGAAGAAGCTTTAGATGTAGGTTGCGGACCGAAGGAAAAGATAACAGCAGATAATAACGACCAACAAGCATTTACTAATAGATTAACTGGATTAGATAAGAATGTAGATTTTGAACCAGATATAGTTTTAGACTTCTCTACGGAAGCTGCTAAATTAGAAAAAAATAAATACAAGTTAGTTTTACTTTCACATATGTTAGAGGATTGTGAAAATCCTTATGATGTATTAAGAAGTTGTAATAGGATACTTAGAGATAATGGATTGCTTGTAATTATACAACCTTATAGAGGTAGATATCCACGTATAGGTTCAGAAGAAGCCAATCCAGGACATAGATATGACTTTGAACCTTATGATGTATTATATATGGTAGAAAGAACTTTTTATGGAAAGTATAAAGTGATAAATAGAATAGATGATTTAAGTGATAGGAGTTTTGGTTTAGTAATTAAAAAATTGAATATACCTGATGCAAGTAAAAATTTTAAGTTTCCAGGAATAAGAAAACACTATAAA